TAATTGTTCTAGTACAGTTTACCATTGTTTATGTTTAATTCAAAATAAGGTTGTAATATCATAATTAGGTGGTAGTATAATGTCAGAATATAAACAATTAAGGACTTATATGAAAGAGGTTATATTAAGAAGTTTAGCAACGGATAAAGGTTTAAAGAATTACTTTACTGGTGTTCCTTGTGTTAATGGGCACATATCAGAAAGAGATACCAAGCATTGTTACTGTATTGAATGCAACAGGATTAAAGCAGCAAAGCAATATAAAGAAGACCCTGAAAAGTGCAAAGAGGCAACACGCAAGCGGCACCTAGATACTAATGGGGAATCACAAAGAAAATACAGATTAAAAAAGAGAAATGAAACTAAAATAATTAATGAATTGGAGAATAAATAATATGAAAACAGTTACATGTAAGATTATGAGTGCGGTTAATGAGTTTAAGGGTGTATGGCCTTTTAGTGACTCTATTGTTATGTATTACACCGCTGGAACTGATGGGTATGGTTTTTATAGCCATATAAATAAAGGGCTTGACGCCACAGGCTTCACCTCTGAGAAATTCAACGACCTAGTATCACAACTAGAAACTAACTTTGGTGAGTGTGACCCTGTACTAGCGGCTTACTATAGGCACGTAACTGACAAGGAGTTATTAACTAAATCAACTAAGGAGTTAGAGGTAATGGATAACTACAGTAAAGCTATTGAAAAAATAAAATCTACGGCAGGTATGCATGGAGAAGTAAGTAAATATGGTGGCAACTTAATGTATAACAAGGTGAACGCCGATATTTACTGGGTTTCAGATGATGACGGTAGCACGAGTTACGCAAGGTGGTCTGATAATGGGTCATGTTTTAATATGTTTGAGTGGAGAAATAACGGTCTAAAAGGGCTAGATTTAGAGATAATAAAGTACGATGAATATAAGTCACAAGCACAACCAGTATTCACCCAATCGATGGCTGATAATGGAGATATTCCTGATATTGGCGTCGAGTGCGATTTATATCTTAATAAGGAGTGCGTCTCAGCGCTTGGTCATATAGAGCTTAGAAATGAAAGTATGTTTGTTTTCAAGTATAAAGAAAATGGACTTTGTGATATTTATGATTTTGGCGATAATGCTAAATTCAAACCTATCGACACAAGAACCAATAAAGAAAAGGCGTTCGACGAACATTTTGATAAATCTGGATGCGACTATAAATATCAAAGCATATTAAGAAATGCTTTTGATGCTGGCGTTAAATGGGTAGGTGAATAATGGATATTAAACAACAGATAACAGAGTGGGCAGACTGTGCATTGGATAGATGCTGTAGTGGTGATGAGGAGCGTGAAATAAAAACTAATTTAGAGTTGGTGTTATTTGCTTTTGATACATTAACTAATAAAGTTGTTAAAGGTGATTTATGATTATAGTTTACGATGGAATTAGTTTTATAAATAAGTACTCAGGAAATGCGCTAATAATGAAAAGCAGTTTTATTGCCATTCTTGATAAAGGAACAGTTTTAATGGTGAGGGCTACACAGCTCGATGATGGAACTGTAAGTAAGTGTTCATTCTCAATAATAAGCAAAATAAATTTAGACTCTTTTAAATGCAGCGACAATCCTCCTATACAGCTTGCCATATTGGACAAATCCGTAATAGAGGAAATAAAAGGCGACTCATGAATATTTTATTAATGGTCTGTGGGTTTTATATTGTCCTTTTGAGTGGAGAAATACACGAAACAAGAATCAAATTCAAGTATAAGCTATCCTTGATTGATACTGTTCCGCAGTTAATTATCTGTTTGCTTGGTTGGTTTGCTATGGCTTACGGTGGATATTTGTTGTTTTATCAGGTTAATCAATAGAATCAAACGCAAGTTGTAATGATTGCTTCTTGCGTAACTCTTTTAACGGTATAGGTCTGAATAACTCATCAATGGTTAGTCTACTGAATCTCTCAGAGGTTAACCCACCGTTTACCAGTAAATCCCCGCGCTCTTTACCTAATACGTCTTGAACAAACTCTAAGCCTTTCTTACCTTGATTACCCTGCTTCTTTAACCAAGCGAAATAAGTTTCAGTAGCGCTTACTTGCTTACCGCCATCAGTGCCTTTGCTTGCTCTGGTTGCTGTGCTTTCATCTATGGCGAATCTTTCGTCTAGTATGGCAATAATTGACGACCTACAGTTATGTGTTATAATGCCGTTAGACAAATACCAATTATCTTTATTTTCGAGGTTATATACATAATGAAGACTATCAAGTTCTCTAACAGTGACAGACAAAACATCATCAAAGCTTACGAATTCGGAATAGGAGTCGGGGGAATCGCCAAGCACCTCGGCCTGAACTGCTCTTGTAGTCCTGTTAAGCGTTTCCTTATTTCTGAGTTCGGCACCCTTAGAAACAGATCTCAACAGCAACAAGCAAGGATGGATAATACTTCTTTTGAAGAAAGATGCGCACTTGCTAAGGCCGCCAATAATGCCGCTAGAGGTAGAAAGGTTGCTAGAAGCTCTCTTGTTAAAAAAGCCAAAACCATTGAAGGAAGAATGGATAAACTTTCCACTATGGAGCCTGTCATTTACGACTTTCTTGTTAAAAATGGATTTAACCCCTTTCCAGGTAAAGCTATCGACATCTATAACGCTGACTTCGCCATCGGTTCCGTCACCGTGGAAGTGTTCGGCGGTGGTTGGTCTATCAGTGACAAGGCTAGGCTCAGCAGATATATTAGCCGCACTAAAGAGATCGGAAACCTCGGCTTTCACACTGTTTTTATAGTCCTCACTAATAAGTACCTCCTCGGTGATGGTAGCGAGTTGATCAGAGCTATTAACGAGCTTAGCCTCCTTCCAACCAGTCCTAGTCAATATAGGGTGATTGGGGGTAATACTGAGTTTTCTTCCGGACTTAGTGACGATATCGACAATAGTTCCTTTGTAAGCCCTTTTATAAAGCTTATCGACATCGCTACAGGTTGTTACTATCGTGCCACTTAGTACACAATTGGGGTGAAACGCTGGCATAGGTCTAGCTTTTGTTTTCTCCCTTGTGCCATCAGCCCATATAATTAAGCCTTTGTTAAATACTCTGCCGTGGTCGTGGTGTTGGCAAATAACACTCGTTCGACTATCTAGGGTTGCAATGATTTGATACCCGATAACTATATCGTCGTTTTCGTCTAGGGTTTCTCTACGCGCTACATTTGATATTTGATTAGTAGCAGTACGAACCATAGTTTTAATTGATGCGCGATTTTGCTTATCTAGGTATCCATTTTTACCGGCTATGTCCTGAACTATTTGTTGTGATGTTCTACCCGTCATAAAGCCAGTACGAATGATATTACCTACCGCGTCAATCTGTCCCTTTTCCCAACCTTTAATAAATGGCTCTAATAACTTAACTCCATTACTATCAGGAAATATCAAAGGGGTAGAATTAACAGCGGCCCATACTTGGACTGGTGCAGGTACAACCAATGTAACTGAAGGAGATTTAACAACAGACTTTAAACTGTCTAATTCCCATTCGGATTCGTTAATAGCAAAAGGTTGTAACTCTTCAAATAATACATCGTCGTTATATTCACCATAGATAACTAGTGAAGCTCTGCGCCATTCAGTAACGAGTTGATTAATGCGCCTAACATTTTGAGTTGTATCGGGCGCGTCCATCATTATTAATTTAAGCTCTCGTGTGAGCCTATCAATATACGGGTCGAATAAGTTAGCCAAGCGCCCAGCAAAGCGCTGAGTATAAACACTGTGTCGTGTGGTTTGCTCTGTCAGTTGTTCGGCTGGCATTATTCGTCCATCCCTGTACCTTCTTTAGATATTAACGCTTGTTCTTCTTCAAAGGTTCTATCAGGGTTAGCAATATCACCACGTTGTAAGTTTTCGTATAGAGTTTGCTTGCTCATATCACCTGACATTCTAGCCGCCAACATTGAGGTAAGTAACTGTGCATTTAGTAATGACGGGTCGTAATCAGTATTTAATAAGAATTCTGCATCTTCAGCACCACCCATTGTACGACTAGCAAAGTTTAACCCTTTGGTTATAGCTTCACTCACTGTAATTGCAACACTTGCCGACACCGTGTTTTGAGTAACTTTATCAAGGCTTTTAGCTTCTGCCGACTCTGCTCCGCTTGTGTTAGGCTTAAGGATACTGGCAAGCAATGCGCTCATTCTTGTTTCAGTGTCTTGTAATGCTATACGGTGACTATCTGCGTTTCCGTCTGGTTGTAATACGCCAAAACTACCTTCTACTGGGCCATTCCACTTAACGCCGTTACCAATAACCATGTTGTTATTAGCTCCTTGCGTATCACCATTTTCAGTGTAAATAATGAATGATGAATAATGCAGTTTAGAGCCGTAATCAGCATAGATATTGTAATGCTCGAAATTACAGTCGACTAAATCATCAATAACCGCTTTTGTTTCGGTTCCTGCGACTATCCAGTAAAACGGGATTTCATCTGATGGTTTACCGTTAAATATTACTGATGCTTGAGGTTCGATTAAATTACCATCTTCGTCATATAAAGACTGAGCATAAAAACCATCGATCAACTCTAAAACTCTATATTGAAATACAGTTTCAACTTTAAATCCATCACGCTTGGTAGTAGATTCTTTCAGGACTAATAAAGAAAGTTTCTCAACATTGTTGATAACTTCATAATCCCAATTGATAATTGACTCAAATTTATAGTGTAATAATTTAGGGCGTAAGTTTTGCTTCTCTTCATCTAGCTTGCTTGAGCCTTCTGGAGTTGTTGGTCTTGCCACTAATATTCCAGACCATACAGCGGTAAAAGCTTCATTAACTGCTTCGTCTGAGAAATCACGCAACGATTGGCCTTTACCATTTATGTTTTCGTCTAGATAGGAAACTGAACCAGGTATATTCTTGATAGGTTTTTTAGCTGATATTAAACCACTTAAGCCGGTAACAGTCATACCAGTAGCACCGAGGAAATAAGCATTAGATAAGTATTTGTTATACTTTGCTTCACCTTCAGTGGTCATGGTTGATTGGTATATAGTTTGGCAACCGCCGCTACCGTCGTATTGAGTACCACACATCATTGAGGCTAAAGGAGTTAAGTATTTAGTACCACCAGCCCTAACGACTCTTTGACCACCAACAGCAGCGCGATTCTTTTGTACGCTTGGTAGCATGTTTGTATATTCTTCTCTCGGTTCTGTTACATCGTTTGACATAGTAAGCCTTTTAAATTTAGTTAATCGGCTTAACCGATATTTTTTATATTATAACTGTTTTACTTGTTGTTTACACTATCATGTGCTGAACGTGTGATTGATTAGGTCTTCTTTGCTCTGTTACCGCTAAATACCTAAACGCATCAGCTCCATGTGATGACCAATCATGCAAAGGGGTATCACGCCAACAGCCAAGTTTATCATTCCAATCTTTACGGTAGCTTTCTAGTGTTGAGATGCCATATTCCATTGATTCATCGAATACACAGTTAGGTAATATTTCACGTACCAATTGAATGCCATCATCTACACCAAGCTTAGGAACTATATCAAAGTTGGCCCTATATGTTTTATTGCCATACTCAACACCTATACGCGCTAATTCTTTACGTGTCTTACCACCACTACCAAACTCACGATTACTCATGTCATGTGGTCCATACCATTTACGCATAGTCCATTTATTTTTAGTTGCAATATCTTCAATGTATTTTAAGTAGTAACCAAGGCCTTCACCTGAGTTTTCGTGAAAATGAAGTATATGAAACTCTTTGCCTACTTTACGGTAAAACCATAATGACGTTGAATCACCGATACCTATATCACAAACGACATTAACATCGCCTTGATTGTCATAACTAGATAAATCAGTAATGCGACCATCTTTATATATATCATTAAACTGTTGTGCGTAATAAGCGCCTTCGATTGATTGCTCAAACGCTTCTTTTGGTGTTGATGGATACTCGCGCTTCATATCATCGCCGAGATCTTTCCACTTGCCAGAATACCAGGCTTTCTTTTTATGACTTAATGATATGCCGTACTTATGCTCAAGCTCGTTAAAATACTTCTCTAATACCGGCGATATTTCGCCATCTATCTCATACTCAGGTCTAT